ACACTTGCCGATAAATTTGGATGGTTTGATAAAGCCATATTGGAATGGGCGCCCGAACATTTTAAAATTGTTGCGGAGGAAAGCAAACCCATCAACGTAACGGTTGCCCGAATTAAAAAACGCGATGATTGTTCCGTTGAAAGTTTTACGCCAAGCATTCGTGATGCGGCGGGTATGGTGCATGAGGCAACCACCACCGCCAGCAAGTTTAGCGGGCCAGCGGGGCCGGAAATTGACACGTTTACATACCAACTCACAATGGTGAGAAAAGAAAAAATTGCCAGCGGCAACGCAACTTTGCTGGCGACCATTAAATACAAATGTCCTGAAGGGGAACGCGTTGTGCAGTACCCCCGTCATGCCAATCTTAGTTTTTATTTGAAGGGGTAATTAATGTTAGGACTTGACGCATTGCTGAACGTTGGCGGTAAGTTGATTGACAAACTAATTCCCGATCCTGAAGCCAAAGCCAAAGCCCAATTGGATTTGGCCAAAATGGCCCAGGATGGCGAACTGGCCAGGATGGCCAACGAAACCAAACTGTTTGAAGTGGAAATGAACAACGTGTCGGATCGTTGGAAAGCCGACATGGGTTCCGATTCCTGGTTGTCAAAGAACATTCGGCCGATGGCGTTGATTGCCATTTTTGTGGCTTATTTTGTGTTCACAATGATGAGTGCATTTGGCTACAACGCCCAGGAAAGTTACGTAAATCTCCTGGGCCAATGGGGCCAAATTATTTTCCTGGCCTATTTTGGAGGCCGCACGGTTGAAAAACTTGCCGACATGAAAGCCAAAAAATGAACCTGACGCCGCATTTCACCCTGGAAGAATTGACCGCATCCGAAACCGCTGAACGCAACGGATGGGACAACAGCCCCAACGACACCGAATTGGCCAACTTGACCAGGCTGGCTGATTTTCTTGAACAAGTCAAAGTGGTGTTGGACGGCAAGGCCATTATGATTTCGTCCGGCCTAAGAACAAAAAAAGTGAATGACGCGGTGGGCAGCAAAGACAGCAGCCAGCACCGCACGGGTTGCGCTTGCGATTTTCGTGTGCCAGGGATGACGCCTGACGAAGTGGTGCGAAAGATCATGGCCAGCGGAATTGCATTTGACCAGGTGATCCGTGAATTTGATCGCTGGACGCATATCAGCATTCCAAACAGCGACGACACCAGCCCTCGCAAACAAGCCCTGATTATTGACAAGGCCGGAACGCGCCCGTTTGCTTAACGTTTCATATTCCTGACATACGCGGCAAATGACGCCGCGGTGTCGCCCAGGCTTCGCATTTTGTCAAATTCGCTGGCCACTTCGTCCAATGTGTGGTTTCGGATGGCCATGGAACGGCAGTTTTCGGGCGTTTGGCAGCCTTTAACGTAGCAGAATGGGCAAACCCACGCGGTTTGATGTGCGGGGCATCCTGGCCCGTCATTGCATTGATAGTCGCAGCAAGTCATAGTTTGATCGCGTTCAGGTTGAAGTTGTCGGCCATCACTTCAGCATAGTCAAAATGGCGGCCAAAGCAATCCCTGAACGAAACGCATTCATCCGACCAGCCTTCAACAACGTTGTTGTAAATATATGCCTTACGTGGAACAGTAATCGTTCCGCAAATAAAGTGCAAGCCTTTGGGCGTAACGCGCCAAGCGCCATCGGATTTTTTGTTGTCTTCCGCGTGGCCGCCTGATTCCACAAACCCCCAATGCTGCAAGGTTGTGTGCGTTTTGCCACGCATCAACCAGCGCGGGCCAGTTTTTGGAACGTTTACCCAACCGTCAACATCGGAAGGGGCGCGGGAAAGCCACAGGAGGGCCAGGGCGCGTGTTTCGTTCATGCCCTGGGGGCTTACCTTCCCCCACTTCCCGCAACAGGGGCAATGGCCCCCGTCGCCTTCGATGGTGGCCCGCCAGTTGGTTTTCAGTTGCGCCAGGTAATCGCCTTCGTCGCCAAAAAAATCCAATTGCATGGCCAGCCCTTAGAAGTTGGGAACGTCGTCGGCCATATCGTCAAACCCGCTGCCCTGGGGGGCGCGTCGCTGTTGCGGCTGGTCGTCGCGTTCGCGTGGTTCGTTGATGTATGCCCAACCGTCCCAACCGCCTTCCTTCAGCGGAATCACGTCAATTTTGAGCATTGGCCCGTTTTTGGTTTCAATGATTGAACCAATCCGCTGGTAACGGTTTTTTTGTTGGCCCTGGGCGTTGTTGTACGTGCCGGTGATTACGGTGATTTCGTTGATAAGTTTGGCCATGATTTATTCCCCAATGATTTTTTTAAGTTGATCGACCTTGACCGCGGTTTCGGCCAGGAACTTGATGATTTCCGATTCCATGTCGGCCACAAACACTTCGTCACGCGGTACGCGCTTAATAAACAATTGCGCTTTGGTTGGCATCCGTGGATCAAACACGACGTAATCGCACCAGGCGCGGCCAGCGCAAACCATTTGGAATTGCATTTGCGCGAAATACTTTTGCGGCACGGCGCCGGTCAGCAGCGTTTCGATCATGGTGGCCGTGTTGGGGCATTTGATTTCCACGCATCCGTCGTCGCCAATCAGGCCGTCGGGTGACGCGCCAGCCATCGCAATGGTTGGGTGGTTTACAAAACCCACTTCCTCAACCATGTTGCCGGTGGCGGCCTCATACGCCCCGCGGGCGAATGGTTCCTGGTCGGTTCCCCATTGCATCGCGCTGTTGGTGAATGATTCCTGGCGTGTGCCGGTGATTTGTTCGACCACCAGTTGGGCCATGTAGTTTTCGCGGCTGGCGCTGTAACCCGACTTTGTGCGGGCCATCACGTCGGCCACTTTGGACGCGGTGACTTTGCCCAGGCGGGCGGCAAACCATTCGTCGGTGCGTTGTTCAATTTCGTCAGTCATTTTTTACCTTTCAGTTGTTTGAATTCCATGCCTTTCCATTGGCACACTTTTTCGGGTTTAAGCATCATCACAAACCCTTCAATGTCGCCATCGCCGCCAATGCTTTGCACTTCGTAACCAAAGTCACCGCATTGAACAATCATGGGCGCGTCAGGATTGATTAAGTCTTGTTTTTCGTCGTCGCTGGATTCTTGCCACCTTTGCATAATGTCCATCATGGATTCAAGAACCTGGCGCATTGTTTGTGATTTAAATTCAAGCATTTGACATTTCCTTTTTGGCGCGGGCCACGCGTTCTTTTTTGGCTGCCATCACTTTGGCTTGCAATGCCTGGTTGCCCTGGCAAGCGTCGAACGCATCTTTGTAAACCTTGGCCAATTCGTCGCTGTTGGCGCTGGCCTGGATGGCTGCCAGGTGGTCGGTAATGTCAGGCGTCGGGATTGCTGGCGCTGTTGGGCGTTTGCTGGCCGCGTTGCCATCGTCATCTTCCGGTGCAATGCCACAGGCTGCCATCAACGAATAGCGGCGGGCATACGTCAACGCGCTGCCGTAACCCTGGGCATCTTGTTTGGTGGCCGGAACGTGCAATTGGCCGCAATTGATAACTTCGCCGGATTCGTGAATGAACACGGTTTCGACAATCACGCCGTTGTCGTATGAACTGACGCGTTGCGTCAATGCAATGCCGTTGTTGTTCAAGCCTTCGATCACGGCTTCAACGCAAGCGGCCAAGTCGGCGTAACGCGATTTGAAATGCGGATTGCTGGACGACTTCAGCGCGGGGCCGAATTCTTTTTGCGCTTTGACCAGGGCCGCGGCGACTTTGCTGAATGAATTTTCCATGATTGGTTCCTTTACCATTTGGGGGCGCAAGTAACGTCAATCACAACGTCAGCGGTGTAACCGTTGACCTTGCGTTTGCCGTACATCAACACGGCGCGAAGCCCGTTGGCCTGGCAATCGCCAATGGCCGACACGACTTCATTCCGCGACATGGGCTGGATACTTTTGTCCAGCACCAAATCCTGGGCGCCGCCGGTTGTGGTTGTTGAACAACCGGACAACCAGGCGACAACACCAACAGCAATTACCACCACAACCAGGCAATTCCAAACGCGTTGGTAAAGCGTTGGTTTTGGGTAGTAAGGGCCGTCAACATCAATGCGAATTATTTTTTTCATTGCAGTAACTTTCAAAATGGTGCGGGTGGCAAGTTGTCCCGCCGTTGGTTTTGGTAATCGCGTTCTTGCTTACGCGACCAGGGGATTGGCCCCCCTGGCGGTGGAAATGGCCAGTTAGACATTGGCAATTTTTTTGGCGTAGTTGATGGCCTGGGCAAGCATGGCCACAGGATAAATTTTGGTGGCCACGACCATTTCGGCGTCGGTGTCCAACAGCGTGACGGCATAACCTTTTTTGACCTGGGTTACCAGGGAAGCAATGCCAAAATCAGGGTTGGTGAATGTCGCAATTTGGTTTGCGGTGGTGATGGTTGAATTCATTTCAATTTCCTTTTTAAAAGACCGGTTAGGGCATGGTTTGATTTTAAGCCAACTTAACTTGCGGTGTCAACAGGTGGTGCAAATAATTTTGCAAATCCTTCACGAACCGCAATGGCTTCACGCAATTCGGCAAGGCTGGCGCGTTCCAGGTAAATGCCGCCGACGGTGGCGGCATAGAACACGCGGCCGCCGCGATGTACCCTGGTAATTCGGACTGTCATTTCGTTCCCCTTAAAAGATGGCCATTGCAAGCCAAATCAAAACATAGATGGCCGGTGCTGCCACCAGCGCCATCACCAAAACTTCCCAATCGGTTGGTTCGCGGTTCATGGCGTTCCCCTTATGCGGCCATGCGGCCAACTGAATTCCATCCGTAACCGTCGTCACCCTGGAAGGCAACGCGGGCCAATGTGGCGCTTGGGGCCACGTCATCCATACTGTATTCACCAGCACGTTGGCGAATAATTCGTTCAATGTCTGAAGTGCTAAAACCGCGGGCTTCGCTGTCAGCGTTAGGGCCAACCGCTTTGATGTAAGCGCCAAAATATTGGCCGCCGCCGTCAATCAGAATTTCGTTTTCGAAGCCGTAGTAATTGCAAGTTTCAACAACAACGCTGGTCAAAATTGGGGCAGTAAACCGGCGGCTTACAAAAACAAAATCAGCACCAAAGCGAACGGGCTGGCCGTCCAGGCTGTTGTAGTTGCTGCCTTTGTAATCTGTCATGCCGTCAAAGTAAGCGCCCTGGAAAGCCTTGGCAACCGCTTCGACCTGGGCGGCTGTTGGGCCGTCGATGTACGAAACGTTGATGCTGGCGCCGCCAGCGTATGTGCTGGACTTGACGCTGAACTTCACACCAGGGAAAGATTCTTTGAGGGCAGCGCGAACCAATTTTGCGGTTTCGGCACAAGTGAGATATTGAGTGTTTGACATTTTGATTTCCTTTTAAAAGACCCCGTGCAATTCGCTAGGGCATGGGTGAATATTAAGCCAACTTAACAACCCTTGCAAGAACTATTTGTAAAGCCCCCTTAACTTTTAGGGGATTTGTTGCTATTGACACACGGCGCAAGGCCGCTTAACATCGAAAGATGGACAAAGAAAAAGCAATCAAACTGGCGGGATCAGCCAAAGCGTTGGCCGAACTGTTGGGAATCACCAGGGCGGCCGTCAGCCAATGGGGGAACGATGTTCCACCAGCACGGGTGTGGCAGTTGAAAGCATTGCGTCCGAAATGGTTTAAGGCGTAGAATTTTTTGCGAAGCACGGATAGGGTGGAAGTCATGAGCCACCCGAAAAGCGACCCACCCGCCTTCCGATGTTTCCTTTTTTTGGTGGGATGAAAGGTGGGTTATGCACTATTACCAATTCAACATTGGTGACTATCAAAGTCACACCGCGCACCTGGACGAATCAGAAGATTTGGCATATCGCCGAATGCTTGATTGGTGCTACCTTCACGAAAAATCTTTACCGGAAGACGTTGGCGAAATTGCCAGGTTGATCCGTATGCGTTCGCATTCCGAAAGCATTGCGAACGTGTTGCGTGAATTTTTTGAATTGATCGACGGCGGTTGGTGGTCGGAACGTGTTGGCCGTGAAATTCAAGCCATTCAGGACAAAAGTGAAAAAGCCAAAGCCAGCGCCCAGGCGCGTTGGAATGCGACCGCAATGCGACCGCAATCCGAATGCAATGCTATACAAGACCCAAGACCCAAGACCCAAGATACAAAACCCAAGAAAACAAAGGCGGTTGTCACCGCCCCGCCTGGCGGCGTTTCACAGGAAGTTTGGGAATCGTTTTTGGCCATCAGGAAGGCTAAACGGGCGCCGGTGACTACCGTGGCTTTGGCTGGCATCGAAAAAGAGGCCCAAAAGGCTGCTATGACCTTGGAACAGGCATTGGCGATGTGTTGCACCCGTGGTTGGCAAAGTTTTAAAGCCAGTTGGGCAAAAGATCAGGTGACAGCATCGGAAGCCAGGCAAAACGCGATGGGCGAATTAACCCGCGGCCTGGCCACACCAAAGCCAGCCCCATTTTGGGCAAAACCTGAACAAACCGTGGAGGTGTCCAATGTGGAACGCAAGCGACTTTTGTGATGCCGACAGCGGCTTTGATTACGTGTTCAGCAAAATGAATGCCATTTATGGCGCCACGTTTGCCAACCATTGGCGCGATGTTGACCCAAACCTGGTTCGCCAGGTGTGGATTGACGAATGCGGCCGCGGATTGATTTACCGGCCAAAGATGGATTACGCGTTGCAGCACATGAACCCCGACAGGCCGCCATCGGCCCTGGCGTTTAAAAAATTGTTGAATGATGGCCCGCGCATTCCTGACAAGCCTGAAACGCTGATAACC